AATAGCAATTGTATTACCAGTAACGGTACATGTACTTCCAGTAAAAATTACATTTTTAAACCAACTACTACTGGTAAAGGTTAGTGCTTGTGTACCACTAGTTATTGACAGGTTAGGTGCATTAGCTACCGCACCCCCAGCAGTAGAGCCAAACGTGACTGTCGCAGTGGCAAAACCTTGAGCGCGTGTAAACCCTCCGGTACCCGTCCAAGTAAAGCCGGTGGCAGTTGCCATCGAAATTATGGTAGTACCTGCGGTAGCACTAGTCAGTACAATGTTTACTGCACCAAACGTAATAGCCCGAGTATTGGCATTGTCCGAGCTAAAAATGCCCGTGGATAGCGTGAACCCGTTAAGATTGACGGTGCCTTGAGTTAGGGTAAATGCAGAAGCTGCATCAACCGTCATCGCGTCAGCCAGCGTTAGCGTAATCCCCGACCCGTTTACGGTAGTTGCCCCCAGCGTCTTGGCTGTACTAGTTACGGAGGCTGAGGCTAAAAATGTGGGAAGTAGTGCGGTATAGGTGCCTCCAGTAGCAAGTGTTAGATTGCCACAAGCGTTATAAGTTCCTGAAACCGTGCTGGTGCTACCTGTAAAATTTACAACGCCAAAGTAGCTACTAGTAGTAACCGTCAGTGCCGCTGCACCTGCGTTGACTGTTAAATTGGGGGCGTTGGTTGTCGTACCCCCAGCAGTAGAGCCAAACGTAACTGTAGCAGTAGCGCCTTGATTCCGTGTAAATCCCCCAGTACCCGTCCAAGTAAAGCCTGTGGCAGTTGCCATTGCCAATATGGTGGTAGCTGCGGTAGCGCTAGCCAGCGCAATGTTTGCTGTACCAAACGTAATAGCCCGAGTGTTAGCGTTGTCCGAGCTAAAAATGTTTGCGGTCGCGGTAAACCCATTAAGATTGATAGTACCTTGAGTTAGAGTAAGCGTAGATGTTGTGGCAGCAGTGACACTTAGTGCGCTACCCAGCGTAACGGTAATACCCGCCCCGTTGATAATGAGGTTAGTAAAGGTTTTACCCGTAGAGGTTATTGTCCCGGTAGCTGTTACTGTGATGGTACCGGTATAGGTAAAACCCATTGACGCCGCAAGCGTGATGGCACCCGCAACGGTAATATTTGCGCTACCACTAAGAATGCCACCCCAACCAGCGGTGTTAATTGATTTAGCGCCAGTATTCCCGGTAGCAATAGTTACTGTGACGCCACCCGATAAGCTACTAAAAAATACATCATCTGCAGTAGTTGGGACAGATTGCCCACCCGGGCCGCCAGATGTGAGCGCCCACTTAACCCCAGCAGTGCCGTCCCAATCTGCTACCCCGCCTACCCAATAGCGCGAAGCCATTTATGCCCCCAATATGGCAGGGGGCGTGTCTTCTACTGCAGGTGCAGTTATGATGGATAACCAGTTAGTTAGACGCTCTTGCTTTAGGCTTTCCACCTCTGCGTCTGTGAGGGTGTGGTCTTCCGGTAAATACAAGGCATCAGAAAACGGGCCAAACTCAGTATCAAAGGTGAATCGGATTTGGATGTCCATAAGTGCCACCAGAACAAGGGGGGGTCACCCCCTTGCCTTTTAAGTCGTAGACAACCGCAGCAAGCCAGTCGTAGTGCTATTTGTAGGCATCGTCAATGTAAAAATGCCTGCCGTAATTGTCTGCGAACCAAACGTATGCACGCTGACTGCAGTATTATTCTGCGTTGAGTTGTATACCAATACCGAATCAAAAGCTGTGGATAGCGTTACTGGCAAACCAGTTGTACCGTATATAAAGTTAGTTGTTGGTGTAGTAAACGCTACTCCAGCAGTTGAAGTGCTATTGGTAGCTGTTGGGGCGTTCCATGCGCCAGTACCTACCCCACCTGCAGTGTAGTTTGTGCCGGTAACTTCACCCGTGGCAGAATAAGCCGTTGTACTGGCATTGATCGTAGCAGAGGCTAAATACAGTGCAGCTTTGAAGGTATCCGCTGTAGGTGCGGTTAAGCTACCCCGTGTAACCAAAGTAATTGAGCCGAACTGATGCCCACCGTTAAGTAGTTGCCCCATAAACGAGGTGCACATTGATTGTGTATTTGCCATGATATTTCCTTAGAAAGATGCAGCTTCCGCAAATAGCGTAGGGGAAGTTTTCAGGGTTACGTGTGCTGAACGATGCACCAACTCATCATCCAAGTAGTACTCAACCCATGTTGTGTACTCAATATCATTATCCACAGAACCTTCTCGCTTTACGAGTAAAGATTCATCCATATCGCCTTTGGTAGTCGTAACAATCAATTTGAACTCCTGATAAGTGCGGCAGTTGAGGTATTGGCGGGCATTGTAATCAAGAAAGTCGTAGTTGAAGTCTTGTCCGCACCAAAATCAATGACCGCTACAGACTTGTTGCCCTGACTCGCATTGTAGATCAACGCACACCGCGCAGTCAAAGCCGCAGTCCAACTTGTGTTAGCCCAATTTATGTAGGCTATGTACCCCGAAGTATTCAATGTTGCGCCTGTTAACGTGTTACCTCCAGCCGTATACCCGGTAGCTACTACCTCATTGGTAGTACTATAAACCGTAGTGGCTGCGTCCAGACTTGCGCTAGACGTGTACAACGCGATTTTTATCGTATCAGTAAGTAGGTTGTGAACTGCCTGATACAACTCTGCCTTGAACGACGTGGTTTGGGTTTGAACAATCATGAGACAGGAATCCTAACTTGACCATCACGGTACGCATCCATACGTTGCTTGCCGTCACCCAGATTTTTAAGTAGCCCAATAGCTTGTACGTACAACTTATCATACACTTGCACAAGGTCTGCCTCACCCTTCATGAACCGAATAGCTTCAACTAGTGCACCATTAAGTAGCGCCGAATCGAAGTTGTCACCCAACCATGTACTACCCGCCGTCACAATAGACTGCGGATAGTAGTAGTAGTGCAACTCCACCGTGTACGCGGCATCGGGGGTTGGGCCAAGAATGAACGATAACTCAGTCACAGCCGCTGATTGGGGGCCAAAAATAGCGTAATGCTTGGGCAACCCAGTGGAAGTTGCATTGGGGTACGCCTCACGGATGAAGTTGACATCCTTGTTCAATGGGTATGAGTAGTTGCCAGAAGCATCGACAACTGCAAGTGAGTAGGTCGAAAGAAAGTCATCTGGGCAGGATAAGTACTTGATATTAGCCGTAAGCGTACCCGTCATGTTCTTACGTAAATTGGCTAACTGAACTGTGTTGTAAATCTTCTGTTCAGCCTGCTGAGTGAACATGGCGTACTCAGTCGCCGTGAAAGTGTTTTCACAGATATCCGCAATGTTATCGCACAGTTCAGTATAAGTCATACGCTAAGCCATCGGCCCCCGAGACATAGTTCCTTTGGTAGCACATCCAGCCCCACGCATTTTAATGCCCGAAGTTTTAGTGGTTTCGTTACCAGCCGATTTACTGAGCCTGCCAATACTTACGTCCAACGAATCAAGTTTGCTACGGTTAGGTTCTGTGCCGGGATTAGTTTCCATTGACACGGAGCCACCAGACATAGTGTGGGGCTTGGCGTAAAGGCTAGCGGGGCCAACTTCTTTACCCATCATTTTCATGCTTTGGGTTGCCATTATTTGCTCCCTTGGTTCTTTGCACGAGACATGTTACGACCAAGACGCATGCGGTCATCTGTGGTCGGGCCACCTTTTTTGAGCTTCAAGGTAGTACCTTTACCACCTTTATGCTCTTGGGCATCATGCTGCTTGAATGCTTTTTTGATCATTGCCTTGTCCTGACTAAGATCAGATTTACCTTTTTCCATAATTTACTCCTATGAAACCGTTACTGTTACTGTACCAACTTGCGCTATGCCCACTAAGTTATTAGGAGTTAGCTCTGCATCAAAACCCTGTGCCATACCTATAGGGTTCCAACCCCACTGGATATCTCGACTACCACCACCAATCGAACCAATAGCTGTCGTCCCTGATTGGTAGTAAGTGTTATCGTTCCGGGGGTTCCTTAGCGCCTGCGGATCATCCACCGGGTACATACCCAACTGTAACTGCGGTTGATCAGGTTCCCAGCATGATTGACATACAAGCATATTAACTTGTTTTGTCTTGATGATCAACTTACGTAACTCACGTAAACGAAACCGAAACCCGCAGCGATCACATATCGCAATCGCTATCTTGCCGGAGGCAAAGCGATTACCCATTAGCCACCCCCGATATACGACCTACGCGGCACAAAACGGATCGCAGCCTTTTCTCTATCTTCCCCTGCAGCTAAATCAAACTGCTCGTCATATGTTGCTTTAAGCATTGGAATACGCTGTGCCAACTCCGGCACTTTCATAGCAATGTGGTACGCCAATCCTGCGGTCAAACAGGGTAAAAATCGGAAACTTACATCTGCTGTGTTTACACCGGTACCTGCATCTTGGATGCGGCGCATGCGCCAGTAACGGAATACGTAGTAGGGACTCAACGCAGTACCTTGATCCGGCGTGGGCCAAACGGTTATTTTGGGGGTTTCTAACCGCTGAACCCAAACTTGAATGGGCCGTGCTTGCTGTAGCTTGTTAGGGATCGTGGCATAGGTAGAAACACTGATTCGGGTGATCGACAGATCAGCCTGTGTGGATACGTTACCTGCTCCTGTACGGATAACATGTTCTAACAAGTCAATGGTATCTTCAGGTAAGTCGTAGGTGTTGGTTCCTTGAACGAGGTTGATATACCCCTCGTCAATTGTCCACATGTTGATACCACGGTTTTGCCATTCGATGGTCATCAAGTTAAACGACCTACGCGCAGTGCGCAAGTCATAACCAGTACGCATCTCCCGACCCGCACGCTCCCATGCCTCTTCAGCGATTTCGGTGAAGTCGGGATTGAATGCGGTGGTACCTGAAGTGCTCATTTTTTCGCCGCTCTCATGTTGTCAACGAGGTTGGGGTAGGGACGCCCTGCAGCTTTAGCCGTGGCTTTAGCGCTTGACTTCTTAGCGGAGGTCAACTTCTTGGGCTTGCCCAGTCCTTTTGGCCTTGCTTTGTCCCACACTTCCCCACCCTTAGCGTACTCGGTGAAGTCCGTATTATCACGGCGCTTCTTCACCTTTCCACTAGGCATTTTGGATGGGTTGATATCCCCCATACCACGACTCGCCATCATTACTTGCCCCTAGCCATGCCGCCACCGCACATAACCATGGTACCTTTAGTCTTACCACGTTGGGCGATACCGTCAGCACGGCGCGATGCGGAACC